TTGCATTCTTGAAATTGGCATAATTTTATCTATTATATATAATAATCCATTGTTTTACAACTATTCAGATCCAGCACCTAATGGTGGCATGGCTGCTACTTTAATCTTTAATGATCTTGTAACTTCTTCTCTAATGGTAGGAGTAGTTGAATCTGCAATATCATTTTCAGCCTCCTCATCAGAGTTATATTCTGTATTAGTTCTTGTATTTCTTAGTACTACTTCTGTTTCACATTTAACAACTGGTACTTTTTTACCATTTATTATTGTGTAGTTTACTTCACCTTCTTCTTTGAACGCCATATTTTTCTCCTTATTCTCGGTTAATTTCTAGTATGGCAACAGTGCCTTCTATATCATTTGCACTAGCTGCTTGTACTCTTAGTATATCATTTTCTTCTAAAATAACAGACCCATCTGATACACTTTGTGATTCATTTGTAGCGATAGTATGTTTTGCAAAAGTAAATTGAGTGGTAACAGAATTATCATAAATGTAAGCATGCACAACTACGTTTCCTGAACCTATATTTGCCATATGTATATTCTGAATAATAGCTCTTGAGTTAGATGGGACAGTATAAACATCTGTTGCATTAGTAGTTGTTAAATCAAACTGTGCATTTTTGTAAATATTAGCCATTAATTACTACTCCCTGAAGATTTAAACCAAGTAAATCTTTCAGTTTCTTGTTTAAGTTCATTTAAAAAAGTTGAATTTAACTGTTCTACAATTAAAGTAACTGCTCTATTAATTTGTTTTTGGTTAGAGACATCATATTCTTCTTTAGGTTCGGGTAATCTTACTACTACTTTAGCCATTAACGTTTACCATCAGGTTGTATATCTATTCTAAGTGTACCAAATCTCCAAGACTCACTAACATCAGTATTTTCTATTTTGATATTAACAAACCGGCCTCTGGCTCGTGTATCTTTTTTATCAGTATTTGCATTAATTGTAAAGGGACTCAAAGATGTTACTGTGTCTGATTGTTGAGGATAACGTTTAACTGCTAATGTTACTGTTGCATTTCCTTGTAAATCTTTAAAGTCAGGTACAAATCTTCTCATAGCTAAAAATACATCTCCTGAAACACCTGGTCCTGTCGCTTTACCTTGTGCATTTTGTTGTCTTGATTGTATATCAAAATCATATGATTTTATAAATGAGGTAACTGTTGTTGTACTACCATCGGGATTAACTTGATCGGTTCCTACCTCATGTTCAAATAAAGTAGTTTGACCTAACCCATCTTCCCCAACAATTACTGGAAACGTTCCTGAAGTAGTGCTATCAAATTTAGTTGCAATAGGTTTTGGATAAACTGTTGCATCAATCCAAGATGTTCTAGCTTCAGTTCCAATGTACCAAGTACCTCCTTTCATAGGTTCTCCATAATTAAAGACTACGTATTGGTCATTGTATTCAGAATTTGTTGACGGATAATACCAAACAACTTCTGTAAATAAATTATTAATTCCTGCATAAATTTGTTGACCTTTAGTTGTATCTGCTTGATCATAAACATAATCTTCAACTGAACAAGGCATCGATTTAACTGTACCATCAAACATAAAGAAACCATTTGATGACATCCAAAAAGCCATACCATCTATTTCTATTGCTGCATTTTTACCAATCAATCCACAGTTAGTTCCAACTTGCTCAAACCCAAATGTAAAAGGTGAACCAATAAATTTCATAGTGTATAATGCGTTATCGGTCCAAACTAAAATAGATTCTTTTGCTTTTAAAGAACCTATAATTTTTGTACCATCTTGTAATCTTTGTGATCCCGCTGAGTTAATTGCAGTAGGAACATAATCATTAATATCTTCTTGATCAGAAAATCTTATAAACATATCATCTTGAGTTGAAGTATCTCCAATCACTGTTTCTGTTCCTAAATGGATCAAGTGACGTGTTGTAGGTGATATTAAACTAATTCTTGTTGCTGTTGGATTTGCTGATGTAGAAAAACCAGATGTAGTAGTTGATGCTCTAGTTGTAAGTCTTGCACCATCTCCAGCATTCCATGTAAATGTTTTACCATTTGCAATTGTTGCAACTAAGACTTGACCAAAATTACTTAAACTCCAGAGGCCTGGTTCCAGACTCACGTTTGATGCTGGTGCGGCTTCTCCCCATGCACCACTGCCCCATGTATCAATACCCCAACCATAACCATATGATTGTTCTGCAGGACCCACTTGTTCGTAAGGTTTAACACTTAAACTTCCCCCTGTTGATATTGTTGCAGTTGCATTAGTTGACTGTGTAATTGTAAATACACTTGTTGAAGTTATACTTGTTACTTGAAATAATTTATCTTCAAAATCTGAATTAGCATAACCAGTACCTGAAGGTAGTGTTACACTATCTAATAAAATAATATCTCCAGCCGTTAAACCGTGACTTGCTTTTGTAATAGAACAAATAGGTGAATTATTTACAGTTGCAATCGTACATGAAGTTAAAGTAGTTTTTAAAGGTGTAATATCATAAAGTTGACCTTCAAAATAAATAATTAAAAATTTATCTGTTCCAATAGCCACGTATCTATTTCCATCTAAGTCAACAAAAGCAAATTCACGTCTTGCAACTCCAACAATAGTATCAGTAACTAGTGAGGCCCATCCCCCTACTTTCTCAGGTAATCCATATCTAAATCTTGTATTATCACAATCAACCCATCTGTTTTCTGCACCCGATGTAGTATCTTGTTTGTCAATTCCAGGTAAGACTTTAAAATCTATTAGAGCCATAATTTATGCTCCTATATGTTATCTTTGTATGCCCAGCCTCTTGCAGAGTTTACATATACTAAAGTAAAAGCAGCGCCATTTGTAGATAAAGTTAAATTTGCAGCGTTAGATAAAATATTTGATCCATTTCTATTTATAGTTAAATTGTTTGATCCAAAAGCATTTCCACTATCTATAAATGTAACTTCATTACCTATAGCAGGAGAAGAAGGTAAAGTTACAGTTACTGGAACACCTAATCCTGATCCCGAAGTATTAATTAATAATTGATCACCATTAACTGCAGTGTAAGCTGATGGTATTGTATAATAACCTTTTGTAAAAGGTCCAGAACTTATATTAGTTCCATCTGAATATAAAACTACTTTAGCACCTACTGAAAGAGTTACACCATTACCAGATACTGTTTTAATAGTTAATGTGTAATTAGAAGAAGATCTTGCAGTTGCATCTTCTACAATAAATACTCTTTCTGCGCCATCAGGCATAGTAACTGTTCTATTAGCTGTAAGAGTTCCTGTTAATTTATAGTATAAATTTTTACCATTAGATGTTGCATATGTTGCAAGTGATAAAGCTACATCCGCTCCACCTACTGCAAGTGATAAATAACCTGAAGCTGCTTGTTCTAAAACTTGTAAGTTAGTATTAGTAATAGTTCCCCAAGTTCCTGATTTTTCACCAGTTGTAATTAATTCTAATTTTAAATCTGTCGATGTACTCGATGCCATAATTCTCCTATGCGTCTGGGTCTATTGGGACCCAAATTTGATTAACCCCTGGGGGTATTGGATTCCATGTTATAACACTTACAGAACTAGTTGCAAGATTAAATTGTACTCCTGTTGGAACGATTAAAACATCTGGAATAGGACCAATATTACCTATTGCTATGTTTAATTGATTACCCGATACAATAACTACTGGACTAACCTGACTGCTTCCTATGTCAGAAAAAGTTGTTTGTGCAAATGTTGTAGTTCCAAAAAACATAATATATCCTTACGGAGTTGAAATCCTTGTCCAAACTTGTCCTACACTAGGGTCAATTTGATTCCACAGTCTGATATTGGGTTGAGTAGTACCCACTTCTAATTCAGATCCTGTTGGTACTATACTAGCTTTTGCAACGATTGTCACTGACCCCGTAGAAAGATTATATCTATTACCTGTTATAATTGCTGTTGCATTTGCTTTAGCTGTTGCATCTCCAATAGATAAATTAACTCTATTACCTGTAACTGAGAAATTTGCATCTGCTGCAATTGTAACTGTACCTGTTCCAATGTTTAATTGATTACCATTTGGTAAAATAACTGCTTTACCAGTTACGGTTACATTACCAATTGATGTATTAAATCTGTTTCCTGTAACCTGAGCCGTGGCCCCTGCTGCTGCATTAACAGTTCCTGTTGCAATATTTAATTGATTACCAGTTGCTGCAACAAGTGCATTTGCAACTACAGTTGGATTACCGGTAGTAATATTAACTCTATTACCTGTAACATCTACTATTGATCCAGCTTCAACTACTACATTACCAATTGCTGCATTTAGTCTACTCCCTGTTGGAATAACTCTTCCATTAATAGAGAATGTAACAGTCCCTGTTCCTAAATTAAATTGATTACCTGTTACAGGTACGTTTGCACCTTCTTTAACGGTAACTGTTCCTGTGGATAGATTATATCGATTGCCGTTTGGAAGAACTAATGAGTTTCCAACAACGACGATATTACCGATTGATGTATTAATTCTTGAACCTGTGACATCAACTAACGCATTTCCAATTCCAATATCTGAAAAAGGGGCTGCTGCAAATGTAGTTGTGCCAAAGAACACAGGTTAACTCTCCAGTGCTTCTATTCTAGTTTTTAAACTATCGTTTTGTGTTTTAAGTTCTTTGATTGCATTAACTAATACTGGTACTAAAGTTCCACCAGTTAATTTTAAACATTCTTCAAATTCATCATCTATAATAACATTACTTCCACCGTTTGCTTTTTCTAAAGCTAAAATATCTTGTGCTTTAA